CTAGTTTGACCAAAGAAAAGTTTAGTATAATGACCAGGATGTGCATCAGGATTAATCTTAACATTTTCCAAATCATCAAAGATCGTGAAGTTTGGAGTGGGTGTTTGTCGACTTATGAACATGTGTTACGTGTTTATGATTCTGAACCTAAAGTTCGTATATCTAGTGGAGAATTACTAGATAACTTAACTGCTTGTAATTATCCATTCATTAAGTTGCCAAAGGCTCCATTTCCAAGATTAGATGATTTGGAAAATGTTAAGATTAATCCTGATGCACATCCTGGTCATTATACTAAACTTTTCTTTGGTCAAACTAGACGACATACTATTAAATACTCACTTGAAGCAGCAAAAGTTATTTATAAAAATTTAGAAACACGTAGAATGCTATACACTGGTTTATGGCATTTATCAGGACGTTCAAAAGATGTTAAATGCAACCTTGGAGAGGTTGACTTTTTATCCACTCGTATTGTATGGGTTCCAGAAGAAATGCTTGTTATTCTTGGTGGAGCTATCGTACAACCAATTACTAAATTATTAAAGTTAATAGGTGAAAATTGTATATTTTTATCTAAGAACTTTGATTATAAAGATTTAGATATAATCTCTAAAGGAACTCACAATTTTCAATGCAGCTTTAGAGCTGATTGGAAATTATGGGATGCTAATTTATACCCTGAGATTATTAAAGCAGCTTTTGAATTGTTGCGAGGTTGTTTTGATAATGAATTAAACAAAGATATAGATCAAAGATTTATAACACGCTACTTAGACTATCTTTATGAAAGTATAGTTTATAAAAATGTCGTAATACCACCTGGTTACGTTTATCGAATTGAAAAAGGTATGCCATCAGGACATCCATTAACATCTCTTATTAATACTATAGCAAATTACTTAGTATGGTTACGTATTATGTCATTTGTCTATGGACCTGAAAACGTCGAAAAGTCTTGCATTTTAGTGCATAATGGTGATGATACATTAGTCATGTGTAGCTGGAATGAAAATTTATTTAAAGTAGATCAATTTATTAAAGATAATATTGGTCTCCAAACAGATTCTATATTCGAAAATTTTATTTTTATTGATAAAAATAATCTATCTAAACCATTAACAGCACCATTTCTCAAGAGATATCTCACTAATGATGGAGATGTAGCTTGGGTAACCTCTAACGTTCTAAGAAAATTTATACATAGAGATAAGTTTAAGTATACCTTAGAAGATGAAATTACTTGGATCAATAATGCTGTATTTACTGCTCCAGGTAATAATGGTTTAAATAAGCTGTTTTATGATTATGTTGAATATAGAATGCATCAGAACTATAATGAATCAAAGTTTAAAGTTAAATGGGAAATTTTTAAAACAAATTATAATAAATTAATAGCAAGAGCATATGAGCGTAAATATCAAGA